CTAAAGAATTGTTCGGTAACTACAACAAAGCCTCCTTCTTCCCCGCAATCGCGGATCTTGTTGTTCGTCAAGACCTCACCTCTATCTCGGCCGCTACCGCTGTTAAGCCTACCCAGGATGAATTTATTGGGGTCAAATGTAACCAGCGCGTAGGCCCGGTTGATTTCACGCTCAACGCCTTACGCCGCTCGATTGGAAAATTTACCCCCGAGGCTTACTCCATTTATCTCGGTGAGCAGATCGCTGATGCTATCATGCAGCGCATGGTGACTGTCGGTGTCAAGGCACTGGTCGCTGCTATCACTGGCAACACTGCGATGCTGACCGATGTCTCCACCACATCAAAGCTCACCACAGAGCAACTGATCATTGGTACTTCTGTCTTTGGTGATGCTTCTGAAAAGATCGTTTGCTGGCTCATGCACTCGAAGCCCTGGTTTGATCTCCTCAAAGACCAAGCCGCCCTTGGTTTAGATACCGTCTCTGGGCTCGCCATTGCAAACGGCTCTGTCGCAACCCTCGGCAAGCCGGTTATCAAGACTGATAACGCCTCTCTCGTTAATTCTGCCAAGTATTACAGCCTCGGCTTAGCCGCCGGAGCCCTCCGAATCACCGAGAGCGAAGCGCGTCAAATCACCTCGGAATGGGTTACAGGCTTAGAGCAATTGGTATACCGCGTACAAGGCGAACTCGCTTTCAATGTCGAGGTGTTAGGGTTCAAATACGACACTGGAAACGGTGGTTCAAACCCCTCTGATGCCACTATCGCAACGACCACCAATTGGGATCAAGCGGCAACTGACGACAAAAACACCGCCGGCGTTTGTATTTACACGCTGTAATATTTTGATGCTGTGTCAATAAAGTACAACATCTTAACATAAGGATTTTTTCACATGACCACAATTGCATCCCTCGGGCAACCTGCTCTCTTGTTTGATGGTGTGAACCAGGTAGGCACCAAGCGCAATCCTTTGCGTGTAGCCTCCTCTGGCAAGGCTACTTTTCGCGCTGTCTGGGAGGATATCGCCCCCGCTAATAACAAATATATGATGGTAATTTTCAACGCGAACACCACATACGACGTTGTGATTCAACGTATCAGAGTGGTACACTCCAATATTAGCGCCGTCACTGGTGTTTTGCTCAAGCAATCGCTCTTGAGGATTGCTGCGTTTACCACAGGAACCGCAATCACTCCGGTTGCAAACGATCCCGAAACAGACACCTTGCCCGCCTCTATTTCCTGCGATCACAACTCCAGTGCGGTCACGGATGGCGTCGTATTAGATCCTGCTATCTTCTGCACCGCGGAGGAAGTTGTGCTTGCGGCAACCGCGTTTCAGTTAAGCCGCATGAGCATTGAAGGCCAGACGGTATATCAACGCCGAGACGGTGAGCGCGGCATTACCTTATCAGGAACAACCGCGGCAAACAGAGGTCTTGCAATTAAAAATCTGACCAATGATACAGCCGGATCTGTTTCGTATATCGTCGATTTTACCGTTGAATTAACCACAGCAGCCGACTCTTAATCATATAATCCCCCTATTGTTATAATATAATGGGGGTCTTTGGGATTGCTTGCGGCAGGGAGCCGCGCGCCGATTGCTTGACGTGGCGTCTTTGCGAGTTCGACTCTCGCCGATCCTGTTGTGGTCTGTAGGGATTAATAGAGAAACCGCCCCTTCTCTAACAGCGGGGGAGATCCAGAGTGCAACTCTCTAGCAGGAACCCGACCTTTGTTATAACAAATTGGGGTCAATAAACCCCATGAAAGAGATTGAATCGTGGCGCTTGTGGTGGAAGATGGCACCGGATTAGCCAACGCAGAAAGCTACTACTCTGTTGCAAATACGGATACGTATTTCAGCAGCAAGCGGGACGACTCTGTGACCTATGCCGACGATTGGACCGCTGCGACCACCGCCGTCAAAGAGGCTTGTCTTCGTTGGGCAACCCGTTTGATCGACAAGTATTGGCTCTTTGATGGGGAGAAAAGCACTACAACGCAGGCGCTCCGTTGGCCGCGTCGATATGTCTACGATATTGAAGGCGACGAGATCGACGGCGACGACATACCAACCGATCTCGAATATGCAACCGCAGAAATGGCCCGGGCTCTCCTCGTTGATCCTGATCGTGTCGAAGATCAAGAGGTTGGATTGTCTGCATTGAGTGTAGGGACAATCAACCTCACCTTTGATAAATACGACAGGATTAAGGTCTTACCCAAAACAGTCCAGAATTTCTTGAGTGACTTTGGCAGAGCAAGAAGCGGCAATGGTTCTCGCGCCGTAGAGAGAGCCTAAGCTATGGCGAACTTTGGCAAAATTACCAGCAAGCAACTGAATTTTGTGAAGAACAAAATCATTCCGAGTTTTGAAGGTACGCCGGTTGCGTATTCGGATGACTCTGCGCTCGGTAAACTGCTCCAAAGAATCACGGATCGCATCGCTGATTTGACGCCCGATATTGCTCCAAACATCGCCTTTGTACAGGCAACTGAATATATCAAGCCTTCCATTGCTTTTGAGGGCTTTTTTCGTCGTTTCGAAGTCTTAATCGCCAATCAATCCCCAGGCTCTTTTGCTCGCAACTCTGGAGCCTCCCCCTTTACTTGTGCAATCTATATTGAAATTGGATACCCGGACGGACCCACGACCCTATATGAAAACGAATCCATCTATATTCCAGCCATCAAAGCGAGCGACCTGCGACAAATTGATGCACTGATGCAGGGAGGAGACCTTACCACCTCACCGACCGATCTTGGAATTGCAATCGCCGTCGTGAAACTGCAGGGTTCTTACGATATGGGCAACACCTTACGCCGATTGAATTATACGATTGAAGTTCAAGAGGTGTACCCATGAGTGAATTTGTCGTCAATGAAGCGCAGATGCAGGCGATTGCTGATGTATTTGTGTTTTATATCAAGAAACAAATCCGAGACGGCATTGACGGAGAGGGCAATCCTTTCCCGCAAGGTGTCACTCTTTTTGATACAGGCAATTTTATTGATTCAATCGAGGGGGTTTTAACGGAGCCCGCATATGTCGAGATAAAATCAAACGTGGTCTATGGAGATCGCTTATTAGAAAAATATTACGAAACAGGAATAGCCCCCCAATACCAGGAAGATCTAGAGCGAGATATCGAGAAGATTCTTTTTGATGGGGTTTTATATAATACGGAGTAACCAAAATGACCGCAGTACCAGAGCAATTTCAAAGGATCGCCTTTGCCAAAGAATCCAGTTTTAAGACAGCGGGAACGTGGGTAAACGCAAAGGGTCTTTTGTCCCCAGTAACAATTTCTCCTGACAGGGAAACGATTGCGCTTGATGTTGCGCTTAACTCCTACGGAGACGTGTATGCAGGTGTACCGGGTAGGCAAAAATACTCTGCTTCGTTTTCGTACATGCTGACTTTCAACGCCTATGCTGATTTAAAAACTCTCTTCACGGCAGCGCTCGGGAGCGAAAATAGCGCGACCACGCTTACTTTTTCGAGCACACAAACCAATGTTGGGGTCAATATCTCAGCGGGTGGGCCTGCGACATGGATTAAAGTCACCGGCAACGATAGCAAAACTTACTTTGTGCCTGTTGATACCAGCGCCGCGAACCTTGTCACCTACGGCGTGTCTCTTCCTTCCGGCGTTACAACGACCGCATGTAGCAACCCTTCGGCAAACTCTGGCGGGTGTTTCGATTATTCGCAAGGTTTGGCGTGTGACACCTTCTCGATTGAGAGCGATTGGAGCGCTAAGCCCGATAGTTATCAGCAGCAAGTTATCCTTGCAAAAGGAGCCTGTCTCTCTTCGTGCCAGTTGGTATACGAAAAAGACAAGGTGCTCGCAATGTCGTTCGCGTTTTCAATGGCCGCTGAGTACACCAAATCGGGCGGGGCGGCTACGAATATTAGCAATCCCGGTGTTTGGTCTGGCACGTTTTTAGGTTGGGCTGGTGATACCATTTTAGAGGCTCCTTCTCAGGGAACGGGCGCCTCCTATCAAATCAACAACGGGGCGGGCTATGCCGCAGGATCGACAACGGTTGCCGTCGATACCGGCACCGGAACGATCTTGGTAGGCGATACCGTCACCTTTAACGGCGTGACAGGCACCTACGTTGTCACCGCTGCTTTATCCTCTGGCTCTTTTAGTTTCCAGCCGGGGCTCGCTGGCTCTGTTGCTGACAATGCGGCGGTAACTTTGGTTGGCACACCGACCTGGAGCACAGCGAAAAAATCCTTACGAAAACTTGAATTAGAACTCAATCCGCAAGTAATCGCGGATACTGGCTCCAATGGTTTGGATGGGGGAGCCAGCGCAACCGCAACGCTCCCCGGATCAGATATCAAAGGCTACGTCAGGGGGCCAGCGTTTAAAGGCTTGCTTACTGTCTTGGTTGAGTATGATGTTCGCCACTATACCCGCTTTGATGCGCAGGTCCCTTATAAGTTTGCACACGTCATGTATCCAGGGGTGCCCAACGGCGCGGCCATCGGAGCACAGCGCGCATGTCTCTATGTGCGCCGATTGATTCCACAAGGCTTTCCGGTTGTCGTGACAGACGGCGATCTTCGTTGTCATCAACTCACGTTTCAGGTGGAGCGCGACTTGACCACGAATGGGGTTCCTGAGCGTGTCGCCTTTGCCCTGTTTAACTAATAACAAAAAGAGTTTTACTATGCCAATTCGAGTCGATATTGATTTATTAAACCCAAACTTTCGCGAGTGCTGGATCGTCGTGCCCTGTCACCGTTCCGAGCCTGAGCAGGGTTACGCCTCCGTGAAGATCAGGGAGATCTCAAAGAAAGACTGGGATCTCTTATGGTCTGATTTGCGACAAAAAGAGAAGGCTTGGTTTGCGGCTCAAAAAGAAAACGCCTCCCCTTTGACAATTGCTGATCTAGGGGAAGCAGCTCGCGAAAAGCAACGCGAGATCTTGAGGCGCTGTGTCATCGACCACGACCCTAACGACTTCGCCATTGAGTTTCTACCACTGGAGACA